GGAAACCCGCCAAAGTCGCCATCGTCGCAATCATGCGAAAGCTCCTTGAAACCGCCAATGCGCTGGTCAAGGCTGACCGGCTCTGGGTGCCAAAATGCTCTTGCGCATGACGGATACTCACTGAGAAGGGTGCGCGCCATCTGCGCCGTGCCATTGCCATCGAGGGCATCGCGCGTCCCAGCCGCGGCGGTGAATGACATGGCCAAAGCCACACCCGACAAGGTGACCCGCGGCCGCCTTTCGGCGATCGATCTGATGCCGCCCGAGGCCGATGGCATCATCTCCTGGGCCGCGGCCGAGCTTGGCCTGCGCGAGCGCACGCAGACCGACATCTATGCCGAGTTCACCGGCAAGTGCGAGCAGCTCATGGCCGAGCACCGGGGCGAGCTCGAGTTCGCGATCCCGGCGTTTTCGAGCTTCAACCGCTACTCGATCCGGCTGGCGCGGCTGACCCGGCGGCTCGACGAGACCCGCCAGATCGTCGCGGCGCTGTCGGCCAGTTTTGATGCCAAGGACAGCGACGATCTGACGATCATGACCGCCGAGACGATCAAGGCGCTGGTGCTGCACATGCTGGGCGACGGCGCTGACGGCATCGCGCCGAAAGACGCCATGCTGCTCGCCACCGCCTTCAAGTCGGCAGCGCAGGCGCAGAGCATTTCGACCGATCGCCGCCGCAAGGTCGAGGCGGAGTTCGAGAGCCGCATCGGAACGGCTGTCGAGACGGTGGCGCGGGCCAAGGGCCTGACGGTGGAAACCGCCGAGGCCATCAAGGCGCAGATCCTGGGGGTGGCGTGATGACCGCCCCGATCTCTGCCGCCGAATGGGAGCGCCAGCGCCGCGCCGCAACCGAGGCGCTGCCTGTGGTCATTGCCCAGGTTGGCTTGCCCAAGGTGCTGCTGCCCTATCAGGCGCGCACCGTGTCGCTGCTGGATGGCACGTGCCCGGTTCTGTTCGTGGAAAAGTCGCGCCGGATCGGCCTGACGTGGGGTCTGGCCGCCTATGGTGCCCTGCGCGCCGGTCGCCAGAAGGCGGCGGGCGGCATGGACGTGATGTACATCTCGTATTCGCGCGAGATGACCCGCGAGTTCATTGACGCTTGTGCGTTGTGGGCCCGGGCTTTCGACGTGGCGGCGGGCGAGATCGAAGAGACGCTGTTTGACCAGGACGACGCCGACAAGGCGATCAACGCCTTCCGCATCAAGTTCGCCTCCGGCTTCGAGATCATGGCGCTCAGTTCGGCCCCGCGTGGGTTGCGCGGCAAGCAGGGCGTGATCATCATCGACGAGGCGGCCTTCGTTGACAGCCTGCCGGAACTTCTGAAGGCGGCGCTGGCGTTTCTGATGTGGGGCGGTCAGGTCGTGGTCTGTTCGACCCATGACGGGGTTGACAATGCGTTCAACGCGACAATCCAGGACATCCTCGCCGGGCGGTCAAAATACCAGCATATCCGCATCGACTTCGATCAGGCGTTGACCGAGGGGCTGTATCAGCGCATCTGTCTGGTCACCGGCAAGGCGTGGTCGGCGGCGTCAGAGGCGGCCTGGCGGCAGGACATCATCGACTTCTACGGCGATGGCGCTGACGAGGAACTCTTTTGCATTCCGTCGTTGTCGTCGGGCTCATGGTTGCCAGCGCCCTTGATCGAAGCGCGCATGGTGGTCAAGACGCCGGTGCTGCGGCTGGAACTGCCACCGGACTACATGTTCCGCGCGCGCCTGCAACAGGCCGCGGTGATGGCCCCTTTTCTCGAAGCGTTGCGGGCGCAGCTCGCAGCCCTTGATCTCGGGCCGCAGTTTGCCTTCGGCTTCGACTTTGCCCGCGTGGCCGACCTCACAGCCGGGTCTTTAATCGCCATTGAACAGCGCCTGAAACGCCGCGAGGTTCTGGCGTTTGAATTGCGCAACGTGCCGGGGGTCGAGCAAAAGCAGATCGTGCGGATGATCTTGCAGTGCGTGCGCGCCCGCCTTGTAGGGGCCGCGTTTGACGCCACCGGAATGGGCTGGACCGTGGCCGAAGATCTGGGCCGGGAGTTTGGCCTGCGCGAAGACCCGCAAGGTTCCGGCCTGGTGATGGCGGTCAAATTCTCCGAAGAATGGTACCGGCTGCACATGCCGCCGCTGAAGGCCGCGATTGAAGACGACATGATGGACCTGATCGCCGATGCCGAGCATCTGTCCGATCTGCGCGCCGTCAAGCTGGTGCGCGGGATCGCCCGCGTGCCTGCCCTGCGGGACGGCACCACGGGCAGGAAGCGCCACGGCGACCACGCAATTGCCGTCGCCCTCGCCCATTGGGCCAGCCGCCAGCGCTTTGTCGAATATGGCTATCAGGCGGTGCCGCGCGGCCAGAGCCAGAGTGGGAAACCGGGCCTGACCCCCGAAGATGATGATTTGCGTGCCCGCGACTGGTTCACTCCGCCGCTCGGCGCTGGCTTGCGGGGGGGCATCTGATGCGGTGGCTGTTCCGGACCACAATGCGCGGCCTCGGTGGTTTGGCGGGCGATCTCGGGCTTTGGCTCTATTGGGCCGGGAAACATGGGCAGCAACGCTGCCACAGAAGGAGCAAGCCATGAAATCCCCCGTCCTGCTGGATGCCTATGGCAAACCGATCGAACGCAAGGCGCTGACCCAGGAGGTGGCGGCGGCGAGCTATGGCGGGGTGCGCAGCCCGATCACCGGCTATCCCGGCGACGGTCTGACCCCGGCCACGCTGGCCGCGATCCTGCGCGAGGCGGATGCGGGTGACCCGCTGCGCTATCTCGAACTGGCCGAAACCATAGAAGAGCGGGATCTGCATTACCTCGGGGTGCTGGGCACCCGCCGCCGCGCGGTCAGCCAGATCGAGGTGACCGTTGAAGCCGGGTCGGATGCGCCAGAGCATGAAACCCATGCCCAGATGGTGCGCGACTGGCTGAAGCGCGACGCGTTGCAGGAAGAGCTGTTCGATATCCTTGACGCGGTCGGCAAGGGCTATTCGTTCACCGAGGTAACGTATGAGCATTCGGAGGGCCAATATCTGCCGCGCATCGTCCGCCGTGACCCGCGCTGGTTCCGGTTTGATCGCCGCGACATGACCACGCCGATGCTGCTGGTCGAGGGCGGGCAGGAAGAACCCCTGAAGGCGGGCAAATTCATCTTTGCCCGGATGCAGGCAAAGTCGGGCCTGCCGGTGCGCAGCGGTATCGCCCGTGCCGCGCTCTGGGCATATCTCTTCAAGATGTACACCCAGCGTGACTGGGCGATCTTCAGCCAGACTTACGGCCAGCCGGTGCGGGTCGGCAAGTTCGGGGCCGGTGCCACGGCAGAGGACAAGGCCACGCTGTTCCGGGCGGTGGCCAATATCGCCGGGGATTGCGCGGCGATCATCCCGGAGTCAATGATGATCGAGTTCATCGAGAGCGGCAATGTCGGCGCGGGCCACGGCATGTACAAGGAGCGGGTCGAATTCCTTGATCAGCAGGTCTCCAAGGCCGTGCTGGGCCAGACGGCGACCACGGATGCGGTGGTGGGCGGCCTGGGGTCGGGCAAAGAGCATGGCGACGTGCGCGCCGACATCAAGAGCGCGGATGCCAAGGTGCTGGCCGCGGTGTTGAACCGTGATCTGATCCGGATCTGGGTGCAGATGGAATTTGGCCCGCAGCGGGTCTATCCGCATCTGCGCATCGAAGACCCGCAACAGGAAGACCTGAAGGCGTTGGCCGATGCACTGGGCCCGCTGATCGACCGCGGCCTTGAAGTCGAGCAGGCAACCATGCTGCAGCGCTTTGGTCTGCCGGAACCCCGGAAAGGGGCCAAAATGCTGCGGCCAGCGCTCGCGGGCGCACTGCCGACGGACACTCCCGGTCCGGATCGCGAGATTAAACGGGTTTCAGGCGAAATTAAACGGGGTGACGCCCTTCCGGGCACAGTCGCCGCCCTGAATGCGCAAGGGCCGTCAGCGGGCAAAAATCAGGGGTCTGATCCGGTGGACCATCTGACCGCCCGGCTGGCGATCGAGGCCGCCCCGGCGATGGCAATGATGCTGGGGCGGATCGAGGCAATGCTGGCGGCGGCGGGCAGCTTGGAAGAGTTCCGCGCGATGCTGCTGGCGGGCTTCCCGGACCTTGACGGCAGCGGGCTGGCGGCGACGCTGGCGGCGGGGATGCTGGCCGCGCACGGGGCCGGGCGCGTGGCGGTTGATGAGGCCGCCGGGTGAGCGACATCGCCGCCAGCTTTCGCCGCCCGTTTGACGCGCAGGTCGCGGCCTACCGGCTGCGGCTTGGCAATCTGGTGCCGACCGCGCGGTGGGATGATCTCTCGCACGCCGAGCACGACCGCGCCTTCGTGGTGGCGGGGGCGGTCAAGGCCGACCTGCTGGCCGACCTGGGGGCGGCGGTGGACCGGGCGATCAGCGAGGGCACCGGGTTCGAGGCGTTCAAGACCTCGTTTCGCACCATCGTCGAACAGCACGGCTGGCACGGCTGGACCGGCGAAGGCACGGCCAGGGGCGAGGCGTGGCGGATGCGGGTGATCTACCGCACCAACATGCTGACCAGCTACGCGGCGGGCCGCATGGCGCAACTGGTGGACGGCAAATTCAAATTCTGGGTCTACCGGCACGGCAACGCGCTGGAACCACGTCTGCTGCATCTGGCGTGGAATGGCACCGCGTTGCCGCCGGATCATCCGTTCTGGGCGACCCACTATCCGCCGAACGACTGGGGCTGCACCTGCTATGTGACCGGTGCGCGCACCGAGGCCGGGATCCGGCGGGTGGGCGGCGACCCGGGCAAGCAACTGCCGGACGGCTGGGAGGGGCTGAACCCGAAGACCGGCACGCCGGCCGGGGTGGGCAAGGGCTGGGACTACGCGCCGGGGGCAAGTGCGGTTGATGACGTGCTGGCG